GGCCATCGAAGGTGAGACTCACGAGTTCACTGTTATGTATCCAACATACGAAGCAATTGCTGCTCAAGAAGGACAGGCTGCTGCACGTGGTGAGTTCCAAGAGCAAATCGCTGAATCTAAACAACATGCTGAACAGTTTAAGAAAGTTCTAGCATTGGCCGAGAAGCGTTTCTCTGCTCTGGCTAAAGTTGAAAAGCGTCACGCTGAAGCATATCAACAGGTTTGGGATGCAGTTGTTAATCAAGGAGTGAAATAATGGAATACGTATGTATCGTTTGTGGTCACGTACACGATGAAGAACTGGAAGGTAAGTGGGATGAACTTCCAGACACTTTCGAGTGCCCTGAATGTGGTGTTGGTAAAGAAGACTACGTTGAGATGTAAATGTTAAACCCACTAAGGAATGTTATGAATAGTGTAAAAATGAACCGCAAGGAATTGCTAAAGATCGTTAAAGAAAATGCAACCAAACACGTTGCTGACTACGAAGAAGCAGTTACCGACTATAAGGTTGGTGTCTTGAAGGTTGCTAAATCTAACCTGAAACTTGCGAACACGGGCGACCTTGCGAAGTTTACTTTCCACAAGATGCCACCAGCTCCTGTAAACTATGCTGACAACTACAGCCGTGCAATTCGTATGCTTGAGTTGTCTGTTGAAGAAATCATCGAAGTTGAAGAACATATCTTCAACCAGTTGGTTCTAGATGAGTGGGGTTGGAAACAGCAGTTCGTTGCTCAATCAGCTCTGTACAAAACTTTGTAAAAATATATTTGCCCTAGACTTAGTTTTAGGGTATAATTGTTACATACATTACTATGACTACCATGAAAGAAACTAAATGAAACTAAGTAAAGAAACCCTTGCTCTTTTTAAAAACTATGCAGGGATTAATAGCAACCTGTTGCTTAAAGCAGGTAGCAAACTATCCACTATCAGCGCTCAAAAGAACGTCATGTCTGACGTTACTGTGTCTGAGACTTTCCCCTCTGACTTTGGCATCTACGACTTAAACGAATTCCTCGGTGCGATGTCTATCTTCGAAGACCCAGAGTTGGACTTTGGTGATAAAGTTTGTAAGATTACTCAAGGTAACATGAGCATCAAATACTTCGCTGCTGACGCAAGCGTGTTGACTGCTCCAACTAAGAGCATTACATTCCCTGAAGCTGAAGTCAACTTTGAGTTGTCTAACCAGATGTTGAATATGATTCAACGTACAGCTTCTGTGTTGAAATCATCTGACGTTTCCATCGTGGGTGCTGATGGTAAGATTACTATCCTCGTTGGCGATAAGAAGAACGTCACAGGCAACTCGTTCAGTGAACCAGTTGGTACAACTGATAAGTCCTTCAAGGTAAACCTGAAGGTTGAAAACTTAAAGATGATCCCTGGTGATTATTATGTTAGTGTTTCAAGCAAGAAAATCTCTCGCTTTAAATCGTCAACTAACAGTGACTTGGTTTATTATGTTGCAGTAGAAGCGGACTCCACCTTCGACTTCTAATTTGACGTGTTTGGGGAGGGAGAAATCTCTCCCCTTTTTTATTTTATTATGGAGTAATTATGATTGAATCTCGAGATGACCAGTTCCTGTGGGTAGAAAAGTATCGCCCGCAAACTATTGATGAATGTATCCTTCCTGAAGCAATGAAGGAAACGTTTAAGAAATATCTAGACCAAGGTGAACTACCAACTTTTCTTTTCAGCGGTACAGCTGGTGTTGGTAAGACCACCGTGGCTAAAGCATTGTGCCAAGAAGTAGGTGCAGATTGGATTATGATTAACGGTTCTGACGAAGGTCGCCAGATTGACGTTCTTCGTAACAAGATTAAGAACTTTGCTTCAACTGTTTCTTTGACTGACGCTAAGAAAGTTGTCATCATTGATGAAGCTGATTACATGAACGCTGACTCAGTTCAACCAGCCCTTCGCTCATTCATTGAAGAGTTCTCTAATAACTGCCGCTTTATCTTTACGTGTAACTTCAAACACCGTATCATTGAGCCACTTCGTTCACGTTGCTCGAACATTGAGTTCAAAGTTGATAATAAAGAAAAGCAACAAATCGCTGCTCAGTTCTTCAAGCGTGTTTCTCAGATTCTGAAACACGAGCAAGTAGAGTTTGATCCTAAAGTTGTAGCTGAATTAATCACGCAACACTTCCCAGACTATCGTCGTGTTCTAAACGAACTTCAACGTTATTCCGTTTCTGGTAAGATTGACTCTGGTATGTTGGTAAATGTAACAGCTGAATCATACAAAGATTTGGTCAAATGTTTAAAGGAACGAAACTTTACAGAAGTCCGTAAATGGGTTGCTAAGAACTCTGACGCAGACACGCCTGTTTTGTTTAGAGAATTATACGACAACGCATCTGATTATATGGATCAATCTACTATCCCGAACTTGATTTTGGTTCTTGCTGATTATCAATATAAGGCAGCTTTCGTGGCTGATCATGAATTGAATATCATGGCAGCTATGACTGAGATCATGGTTCAGTGTAAGTTCAAGTGAGGATGATATGGAATTCCTAATCTTATTCGGTGCACTTATTGCTGGATTTTTGGCTGGTTGGAATGCACGTGAAGCATATGCTATTCGCCGTGTGCATCAAATCCTTGAACAAGTTGAAGGGATGGAAGACCTTGAAGAAGCTTCGGCTCCTGATAGAATTCGTCTTGAAATGCACGGTGATGTTATTTATGCATACACTGATGAAGATGGTACATTCATTGCTCAAGGTAGTTCTCTTGAAGAATTAGATTCTGCTGTCCAAGCACGTTTCCCTGGCAAGAAGTTTTCCATCAAAGAATCTAATCTAAAAGAAATGGGTTTATAATGACCCCATTCGATTTCATCAATGCAATTAACGCTACGAAGGAAGATCTATTCCAAGACAAGTTGGCGAGTAAAGACTACTCTCCATTTTTAGTAAACCGAGGACTGTCGTTTTTCCACGACACAGTTGTTCAGGCTAATATGATGAATATCCATTCATCTATTCCAAAGGATTGGCAATTTTACTTTTTACTAAATAGTGTAACTAAGAAGAAGCGATTTAGCAAGTGGGCGAAAGCCGACAAAGCTACTGACTCTTTACTTCTAGTACAAGAATATTACGGGTATTCTAGTGAAAAAGCCAAGGAAGCTCTAAGCGTCCTTTCCGATGAACAATTGAATGAAATAAAACAAAAATTAAATAAAGGTGGAAAATAATGTCAGAGATTTACTATGACTGGACACCCGATTCTATGCTAGAGGTAACACTCGCCGAGCCAGATAACTTCTTGAAGGTTCGTGAGACTCTTACACGTATCGGTATCGCTTCCAAGAAAGATAACACACTATACCAATCTTGCCATATCTTACATAAGCAAGGTCGTTATTTTATCGTGCACTTCAAAGAACTCTTTGCCTTAGATGGTAAAGATTCTAATATCACTTCTGGTGATATTGAACGTAGAAATGCCATTGCTGGTTTGCTTCAGGATTGGGATCTACTAAAGATCGTAGTCGCTGCTAAAGCTGAACAGAAAGCGTCTCTATCCCAAATCAAAGTCGTTGCCTTCAAAGAAAAGAACGAATGGAATTTGGTAGCCAAATATAATATTGGTAAGAAAATCCGTCCTCAAGCGGAATAAATACTTTTGTCCCACCTTAGGGACCGTTGTCGTCACGGATATGAGCTTGCTCATACAGGCGTCCGGATGAATAAGACTGCACCCCGTCAGTGTGCGCTGGAGAAAGTAACCAGCACCTACCATGCTTCGGATGGTAATTTAATAACCTCGCTTAATAGGAGAAAACTATGACAAATAAATCATTCATCCCTTCGTTCTTTAGTCAAGATACTTTCAAGGACTTCGATAAGTTCTTTGTAGGTTTTGATGACCAAATTGTAAAGATGCAGAAACTGCACGATGACATTACAAAGAACATCCCCAACTATCCCCCATACAACATCAAGAAGATTGATGATACTCACTACGTCATCGAGATGGCTGTCGCTGGTTTTGGCCAGACTGACTTGGACATTGAAATTGATGGTGGTAAGTTGATTGTTAAGGGTAATGTAAATGCCACTGAACCAGAAGACAACTTCTTATTCAAGGGTATCGCAGCTCGTGCCTTCACCCGTACTTTTGCACTTAACGATCAAGTTGAAGTTAAGGATGCTGAGATTTTCAATGGTATGTTAAAGATCGCTCTCGAGCGCCTTATCCCAGAAGAAAAGAAAGCTAAAAAAGTCGCAGTCAAAGAACGTGATGGAAAGCAATTCCTAAATGATTAAACTAATCGCTAAGATACAGACCTTTCTAGAAACCTTCCGACAATACAAGGTTGGTAAGATCAAATAAGACAAGGGGAGGAAACTCCCCTTTTGAATTATGGCAGTAAGAAAATTAACGGTATTGGATAAAGACAATATTATTCATAACCTTGTTAAGCTACAAGGTGATGATCGACGTCTTCGTTTTGGTACAACATGTAATGATGATTATATTTCAAACTATGTTACAAAATCCTTTGAACAGGATTCTCAGTGGTTTGGGGTTGATCATATCGATGGACACTTAGTCGCCACATGTCACGTTGCCGTGTATAACGGTGAAGGTGAGTTGGGTTGTTGTGTGGATGAATACTATCGGGGCGATGGACTAGCTCAAAAGATGTTTGACCGAGCAGTAACTTGGTTGCGTGTTCGTGGTATCACTCATGTGTTCATGCATTGCTTAACTGAAAATGGTCCAATGAAACACATCGCTAAAAAGAATAACATGGTTCTAGTTAGCGAGTATGGTGAAACTGAAGCAGCGGTTGATGTTAAACCCGCAACACCGTCAACGTATATTGAAGAGGTTTACCTTGATCGTATAGCAATGTACGATATGTACTATAAAAATAATTTCCGTGTATTTGATTTTTACTGGAACCGTCATGCCTAAATAAAGGTATGATGAATGTCAAAATCACCCCCAATCTACTCTCGTTTATCACGGTTAGACGTGGTGACTGGATATTAAAAATTTCTGTTTTTAAAACCAAACATGTTTTGTTGGTTGCGCAGAATTATTATGCCACTGAGCAAATCATTATCAAGCACTTCAAACAACATGATGAAGCTGCGAACTTTATTGAAAATTTAATTGAGGAATAGTATGAGCAATGTAAAAGTATTTGTATTTAAGATGATTAACGGTGAAGAAATCATCGCTGAAGTGGTTAAGGAAACAGCCAGTTATTTTGAACTGAAGAATCCAGCTAACATTATGTTACAACAAACTGGTAATGGGCAGATGGGTGTTGGTATTGCTCCATACATGCCATATGCCGAAGGTAATGTACATCTATATGTTGGGGCCATTGCAGCAGAAGCCATACCAGAACAAAGTATGATTAACGAATACAATAGAATCTTCGGATCAGGAATTGAGGTTGTTCCAGCCTCTGCTCTTGTAGGATTAAAGTAAACCCAAAGTATTACTTTTAGACCAGCCTTCGGGCTGGTTTTTCACATTAAAACGCTTTACTTTTATTCAGTTTTAGGGTATAATATATCTATGAAACTAGTAAAAGAAACCACTGTTTGGAAAGACGTTCCACGCCAACCCAACCATACCTATCTTATGAACGATACCATGTCGAAGATCTATGCTTACTTCAAGTGGCATAATCCGCAGGACTTTGTGATGTTGAAAACACCCTTGCGCATTGACCGACGCTATCGTACTTTCAAAGTGATCCAATCTGGAATTAAGGATAAAAAATGAATTTGAATGCTTTCTTTGAGCAACTTGCTGCCAACGCATCTCGTAACTACAAGATCGAACAGCTTGAAGCTAACCGAGCCAACGAAACCCTTCGTGAAGTTGTGCGTCTAGCCCTTGACCCATTCACTCAGTTTTACATTCGTAAGATTCCAAAGTACACTCCGAACACAACTGGTCACGGTGCGTCTATCGGTTCTATGCTGCCTGCCCTCTACGAACTCCGTGAGCGTGTCGTAACTGGTAATGCAGCTATTGATCATCTCAAAACAGTCCTTGAAGCGTTGAATGCTGAAGACGCAAAGGTAATGGAACGAATTATTCAAAAGGATCTAAAATGTGGAGTATCAACATCAACCGCAAACGCAGTGTGGACTGGCTTGCTGAAAGAATATCCAGTAATGTTGTGCAGCCAGTTCGAGGAAAAGTTGGTCAACAAAATCATGTTCCCAGCGCTGGTACAAACAAAGATGGACGGAATGCGCTTCAACGCAATCGTTCGGGATGGTAAGGTAGAATATCGGAGCCGAAATGGAAAAGAAATCCAACTGTTGGGAAACCTCGACGCTGACTTTGTCGCTCTTGCTGGCGACGTTGACTGCGTGTTTGACGGCGAGTTGCTTGTCACTAGTGCTACTGGGATCTTGGATCGCCAGACAGGTAACGGCATTCTAAACAAAGCTAACAAGGGTACAATCTCCGCAGGTGAAGCCTCGCTGGTTCGTGCCACTGTTTGGGACGTTATTCCTTTCTTGTACTTTCAAGATGGCTTGTGCCCAACTCCATATGGCACTCGCTTCGATTCCCTGAATACCTTAATCAATAAGATTGAGCCTGAGAAAGTCTCCACTGTTAAAAGCTGGGAAGTTGAAACTATCGAACAAGCCAATGCGTTGTTTGAAGAACTGCTGAGCAGCGGTGAAGAAGGTATCATACTGAAAGACAAAGCAGGTATCTGGGAAAACAAACGTTCAAAGACTCAGATTAAGTTCAAGGGTGAACTAGAGTGCGACTTGAAGATTGTTGGTATTGAAGAAGGCACTGGCAAGTATGCTGGTATGCTTGGTGCTATCAAATGCGAATCTTCTGATGGTGTAATTAAAGTTTCTGTTGGTTCAGGTTTTACTGACGCTCAACGCAAGAGCCTTGGTAAAGAAATCATCGGTAAAGTAGCAGCAGTGAAATACAATATGCGTATCAGTAACCGTGGTGGCGAGGAATCTCTTTTCTTGCCTATCGTCTTAGAAATTCGTTTTGATAAGGAAGAAGCAGATGCCAGCACTGAAATTAAATGATCGTCGCAAGTTTGATGTTAACAATAAGGTTGATATTGAGATCTATAAACACTTTCTTGTAAACAACAACTGGAAGAACGTAAGGAGTTGTCCCTTTGAATTGGAGTATCCTTACAACAGCGTACCCGATATGATTAAAGATAAATTGGTGAGAAAGTTTTTGAAGGTGTAAAATGAACAAGATGTATGTATTGGTTGGTGTTCCTGGATCTGGTAAGTCTACTTGGGTTAGTAACCAGATTTGGGCCAAGGATATTCCTGTTGTATCTACCGACCGATACGTTGAGGAATATGCCAAGAACGAAGGTAAGACTTACTCTGATGTGTTTAGTGGTTACATGCCTATCGCTGTCAAGTTGATGGCTAACCAAGTGTTGATTTGCCAAGCCAATAAAAAAGATTTGATTTGGGATCAAACTTCAACTACAATAGAAACACGTGCAAAGAAATTGCGCATGTTGCCTGAGTATTACAAAATTGCAGTTGTATTCAAGACACCACCAACTGCCGAGTTGCAAAAGCGTTTGGCTTCTCGCCCAGGAAAGAATGTCCCATGGGATGTTGTGTCTAAGATGGCTTCTCAATTAGAAGCTGAGCCGCCTTCTTTAGAAGAAGGTTTCGATGAAATTTGGTATGCGGAGTAATTATGTCTGAACTTGAAAAGTATAATATATTTCAGAAACACATGGAAGAAAAGTATCCTCGCTATTTTGGCGAAGGTAAACATTATGGTGGATTCGCAATCGGCGAGGGGTGGTTTCCGATCATTGAATCATTAGTTGGTCAGATTGATTCTTATACTAAGTGGCGACGTAAGATGCGTGCAAATGATTTGCTTAAGCAACGTGCCAAAGACAAAGGTATGGAAGCGTTGATCCAATTCATGGTTGGTAAAAAAGATAAAGCGCCATCTGAATGGGATATTGAAAGAGCTGAAGAAGCCATGGAAAATGATATTGATATCACTCCAAAGCTAAACTGGATTGAGATTCAGCAGATCAAAGAAAAGTTTGGTGGGCTTCGATTCTATTACGATGGCGGAGATGAACGTATCTATGGTATGGAAACTATGGCTGAGTCTTGGGCTATTCGCACATGCGAGACCTGCGGTAATGTAGGTGGGCAACGAGGTGGCGGTTGGATTCGTACATTGTGTGATGTACATGAAGCTGAGTATCAAGCAAGGAAGAAAAATGCGTGAATATAATCCTGACCGTTGGGTCATGTTGAAGTTTAACCATAATGGGCAGGATGTCTACAAGGTACTTGCTACATTTTATGGTGGTTATGCTAACGGTGACAGCTGGAAGCTGAACAGTGGCGTGACTAAGATTGAAGAAGATGGACAGAATTATCTGTTCAGTGGATCGAGTGGTAGTGTGTATCGATGCCATAAGAATGCATATGGTATGGGTGGTTACACTTTTGGTGTGTATGCCAGCTTCCGAAAAGAAGTTGACGAAGCCGAGAACGTGACTATGGAATTGTTATCCGAAGAAACTAATTTTATGGAGATTCATTATGAGTAAGTGGACACTAGAAGTTCAAGAGTCACCGACTGGTGATCAGTTTATTGAGTTCCCGCCAGAGGCTTTAGAACAAGTCGGTTGGAAAGAAGGCGACGAGATTGAATGGACAGACCTTGGTAATGGTTCTTGGTCTCTGAAGAAGAAAGAACCTGAAAAGGTTTGGGTGATGGTTGAAGCACTCCAGACTTTCCGTATGCGTTATATGGTTGAAGTCCCTGCCACTAATCCTGAGTGGGCGCTCGATACTGTTACTTGTAACCAAGCCAAAGAGTTCTCTCAAGAAGCATTGCCTGAGGTTATCTCTAGCCATCGTGTTATGACTGAAGAAGAAGCACTTGAATTGTGCGATATTGATAACGACTACATTAAGTCTTGGACCAAAGAACAAAAGATGAAATCATTCTTTACAAAAGACGGCGAAGAGGTAAAACTATAATGTTTATGTTCGACGTTGAAACTCTTGGCGTTGAATCAACAGCGGTCGTGTTGTCGGCTGCTGTTGTTTACTTTGAACCAGGAAAGAATAAAAGCTATCAAGATCTTTTAGATAACGCATGTTATGTTAAGTTCAAAGCCAAAGAACAATTGGATGCAAAGCGTACTGTTGACCTTGGTACTCTAGAGTGGTGGAAGAACCAACACGAATACATCCGTGGTTGTGCTCTGGAACCTAGTAGTGATGATGTGACTGTTGAGCAAGGCTTTACAATTATGCATAACTGGCTCAACAAGTTTCCAAATGCGCAGAAACAAACTATGTGGGCTCGAGGCTCTCTTGATCAAATGGTCATTGATAGTCTAGCAAAGAAATTTGCTTTGCAACCTCTAACCGATTATAATAGGTGGAGAGACGTAAGAACTGCAGTAGATATTCTATGTGGTACAACCAATGGTTATACTGATGTTGTTTATCCTGGGTTTGAACGTGCCGCTGTGATTAAGCATCACCCTGTACACGATTGTGCATTGGATGCTATGCAACTTATGTACGGAAAAGTAAATGCTTGAATGTTTAATTGTTGGTGATTCAATTGCTGTTGGTATCAGTCAAGTGAGAACAGAATGTGTTAGTTACTCAAAGGTTGGTATCAATAGTCATCAATGGTTGAATCAATATGTGAGTAAAACTCCATTAGTTGCCAAGACTGTTATTATTTCTCTTGGAAGTAATGATCACACGTATGTTAAGACTCGTAAAGAATTAGAAACACTTCGTGAGTTGACTAAAGCAGATAGAGTCTACTGGATCTTACCAGCAATCAAACCAGATATTCAAGAGGATGTGTATGCTGTCGCTGCATATCATAGCGATGTGGTTCTTCCAATCACTCGATTACAGACAGATAAAATTCACCCATCATGGGTAGGATATAAACAATTAGCAGAGAAAACCAAGTAATGGAATTTTACACTAACGTTGTGCAAGCTGGTGACCGTATCTTAGTTCGTGGTTACGAACACGGTCGTCCGTACCAACGCAGAATTGACTTCAACCCAACCTTATTCGTAAACGCTAAAACCCAAACCAAGTGGAAAACCTTGGATGGTATTTACGTAGATGAAGTGCAGCCAGGAACCATCCGTGAAACACGCGAATTTGTAAAGCGTTATGACGGAGTTTCTGGCTTCAACGTTTTTGGCCAAACCAATTATGCATATCAATATCTTAGCGATACATACGACTATGATATCAATTGGGATATGGAACAGATCAAAGTATTTACTATTGATATTGAGACTAAAACTGAAGAAGGTTTTCCGAACATCGCTTCAGCTAATGAAGAAATCTTACTTATCACTGTAAAAGATCTAGCATCTAAGCGTATCATTACGTTTGGTGTTGGGGCATTTGTGCATAATCGCGACGATGTTATCTACATCAACTGTAATAATGAACAACACTTACTCAAAGAGTTTATCATTTGGTGGCAAGGTAACTATCCAGATGTTATTACTGGTTGGAATACTGACTTCTTTGACTTACCATATTTAATTCGTCGTATGACACGTGAACTTGGAGATTCTCTTGCCAAGAAGATGTCCCCATGGGGCATGATTACAGAACGCAAAACATTCATCAAAGGTAATGAAGAAATCCACTATGATATTTCTGGTATTAGTCAGCTTGACTATCTTCAGTTGTACAAAAAGTACACTTACTCAAAGCAAGAGTCATACAGACTGGATTACATTGCAGAACAGGAACTAGGAGATAAGAAGAAAGAGAATCCAGGTGATACCTTTCGGGACTTCTACACTCATCATTGGCAACAATTCGTTGAGTATAACATCCATGACGTTGAGTTAGTTGATAAGCTAGAAGACAAGATGCGTCTAATCGAACTTCAATTGACCATGGCTTACCAAGCCAAGATTAACCCTGAAGATGTTTACTCGCAAGTTCGTATGTGGGATTCTATCATTTATAATCACCTTCGTAAAAAGGGTATTGTTATCCCGATGAAAGAACACAGCGGTAAGTCTGAACAGTTCGAGGGAGCTTTCGTCAAAGATGTTCAGGTTGGGTTGCACAAATGGGTTGTTTCTTTTGACTTGAACTCGCTATACCCTCACTTGATTATGCAGTACAATATCTCTCCAGAGACTTTGACTCATGAGAAAGTCTCTTGTACAGTTGAAAAACTACTTAAACAAGAGATTGACACATCACACGTACACACACGAGATATGACTATGACCGCAAACGGTTGGTGTTATCGTAAAGACATCAAAGGGTTTATGCCTGAGTTGATGGAGACGATGTATGCTAACCGTTCAAAGTTCAAGAAGCAGATGTTGAAAGTCGAACAACAGTATGAACACGACAAAGGTAATAATGACCTTCGTAAAGAAATCAGTCGGTTGAATAACCTTCAAATGGCTATGAAGATTGCATTGAACTCTGCATATGGTGCCATGGGTAATCAGTACTTCCGTTACTTTGATATTCGTATGGCTGAGGGTATTACAACTTCTGGTCAGCTTTCGATTCAGTGGATGGCTAATGAGTTTAACCGATACTTGAATAAGATTCTAAAGTCTGATAATAAAGATTTTGTCATTGCAATCGACACTGACTCAATCTATCTGACCCTAGAAGATTTAGTTGAACGCTTTGCTGCTGATAAAGATACTGATGGTAAAATCAAGTACATGGATAAGATTTGCGAAGAAATCTTTCAACCATTCATTGATACAACTTATCAGAAACTTGCTGAGTATATGAATGCATATTCTCAAAAGATGATTATGAAACGAGAAGTTCTAGCTGATAAAGGTATTTGGATCGCCAAGAAGAACTATGTGCTGAACGTTCATAACTCTGAAGGTGTTCAATATGCCACACCAAAGCAAAAGGTTCTTGGGTTGGCTATGGTTCGTTCTTCAACTCCATCTGTTATTCGTAAGGAACTTAAAAAGTCAATCAACGTTATCTTGGATGGTAGTGAAAAGGTTGTACAGAAGTATATTGCAAATTACAAAAACGAGTTCTTGACATATCCTGTTGAAGCTATCGCATTCCCTCGTGGTGTTTCTGGTTTAAAACAGTATGCTGGTTCTCCGATCTATCAAAAGGGTTGCCCGATTGCTGTCCGTGCTGCACTACTATATAATCACTACGTTAAGAAATTTGGTATTGACAAGAAATATCCATTGATTCGTGAGGGTGACAAGGTTAAATTCATTTACCTAAGAACACCAAACCCATTTCACGAAAACGTCATTGCCTTCCTGCAAGAACTTCCAAAGGAGTTTAAGTTGGATTCTTTCATAGATTATGACACACAATTTAACAAGACATTTGTAGAACCATTAAAAACAATTATTGAACCGTTGAACTGGCAAGCAGAGGAAACTGCTTCGCTTGAAGACTTCTTCGGATAAGACACAAAGGAAAAATATGAAAGTATTAAAATTTAGCGCATCGTGGTGTGCTCCATGTAAAGCATTGAGCACCATTATTGGTGATATGGGAGATCTCCCTGTACAGTTGGAAGAAGTTGATATTGACGAGAACATGGAGTTGGCCAAACAATACGGTATCCGTGGCGTCCCTACAATGGTCGTCGTTGATGAAAAGGGCGCAGAACAACGTCGTGTTTCTGGTGTGATGAATGAAGCTGCTGTGCTAAAATTTATGAAAGGTGAATAATATGAGCTTACTTGATAAAATTAAAAAGAATTCTACCATTAAGGATACTGCTATCCTTTCGGCTTCTAAGTTCTTCCAGAAGAAGGATATGATTGCCACATCAATCCCAGTTATCAACGTTGCGTTGTCTGGTAAATTTGACGGTGGCTTGACCCCAGGTCTTACAATGTGGGCTGGTCCATCTAAACACTTTAAAACCGCATTCAGTTTGTTAATGGCTAAAGCCTATCAAGACAAATACAAAGATGCTGTTGTGTTATTCTATGACTCTGAGTTCGGCACTCCACAATCTTACTTTGATGCATTTGGTATTGATACAACACAAGTTGTACATACTCCAATTACTGACGTTGAACAATTGAAGTTTGATATTATGCAACAGCTTAATAACATCGAACGTGGCGACCGAGTTATTATCGTCATCGACTCTATCGGTAACTTGGCTTCTAAGAAAGAAGTTGAAGATGCGTTAGACGGTAAGTCTGTTGCGGATATGAGCCGTGCTAAACAAATGAAGTCGTTGTTCCGTATGGTCACACCTCACTTGACTCTTAAAGATATTCCATGTGTGGTTGTTAACCACACCTATATGGAAATCGGTATGTTCCCTAAAGCCATCGTGGGTGGTGGTACAGGTTCTTACTACTCTGCTGATAATATTTTTATCTTGGGTCGTCAACAAGAAAAAGAAGGCACTGAAGTCGTTGGTTACAACTTTATTATCAACGTAGAGAAAAGTCGTTATGTTAAAGAAAAATCTAAAATCCCTGTCAGTGTATCTTTTGACGGTGGTATCAGCAAGTGGAGCGGTCTACTTGATCTTGCACTCGAATCAGGGCATGTTATCAAGCCTAGCAATGGTTGGTATTCAAAGGTAGACAAAGAGACTGGTGTTATTGAAGACAAGAAGTATCGCGTTAAGGACACAGATACTAAAGAATTCTGGATGCCTATCTTGCAAACTAAGTCATTCTATGACTTTGTCAAAGACAAGTATTCAATTGGCCAGATTGAAATGGTTACTGACGAATCTATCGACGTTGCTCTTGCAGAATTGGAACACGACGAATGATCAAGCAATACGAACTCTTAGATGAAGACCACGTTGGAAACCAACTAATTAAGTTGACTTCCAATGAATATTCAGGTATAATTTATACTTATGGTAGAGTTCGGTTGCTTGAGGAAGATGACCACCTGCGTGTTCAATTTGAATTTGATATTCAAGAGAACCCAGTTGGTTTCGTTGACCGAGACAAATT